CCGGAAAGAGTACCGGGATCTGGTGAAGATGGAGAACCACGTTCGTCAACTCGCCGCCGGTATCGAACGACCGTTACCGCTGAGGAAGAAGAAACGACCAGGCGTGGTGTTCCCAGAGCGAGCCAGCGATGAGCGTTGGGAGGAACTTGCTAAATTGGCGCATGAGACGTTTAAAGAGTTGCTGGGGTGTACTGACACCGTAAACGGAAAAGAATCGTGTGACGGTACCGTAGCGGCGCAAGAAGCGTGTGACGGGGGGAGAGATTAGGTGGATGATACTTGACTATCAAAGTTTCGTGGAGGCGAAAGCTCAGTTGGCTGCGTTCTTCGCTGATCCCGGTGAGGAGGAACAGGCGGCACTCAAAGCGCGTGAGGATTACCACCGGAAACGATTGGCCGAGCGACCGAAACCGAAGCCTCGAAAGAAGAAAGCAAAGCCAACCCGATTCATTCGGTTCAACCATATGCCCGAGTGTGAGTACACCCGAGAACGGCGAATCTTCGCCCCACCAACCAACCGTCAGTCCCGAGACGCGCAACACCGTTCATGGGACGGTTACGAATGGACGATAATATGAATTTAAGCCAACCCAACCGGGTGCCAAGCCCGCTCTCTTCAGGCGGCAACGAAGCTAACAATATAACCAAGACTTCTCACCCGGAGGTTGGTGATTATTTGAGATGAAACGAACAACGAACAAACGATAACATGGCAGGAATAACAACCAGCGATATGCTGAATGGCGAGCAACCGAAGGACGATGTTCTCGGTAGCCGGGTAGATGAACTAACCGTTGAGGTGGGTGAACTGAGGAAAGAAGTTGCGCTGCTGCGATGTCACGTTACCGATCAGTTCGAGGCAATCGAGAAGAAATCTAATGGCAGGAAAACGAAAAACCACAGCAAGTAAGAAGAGCGTCCCAGTCCGCAAGAATGCGGTCAGCGATGAAGTCAAAGCGTCAAGGCTCGATGCTCTTCGCAATGCGCCGATACAGATGCCGAAGAGCGTTCTCTCCGCCAGAGCCGACCAGGAGAGTAAACTTGGCACCGGTGTGAAGTGCGGTCGAAGGACGAGCTACACGCCTGATCGGATCGAAGCATTACTGAAGAATGTGCGGTGCGGTCTGCCGATTATGCGAGCTTGTGCGCTTGCCGCGATACCGCAAAGCAACCTGTATGACTGGATGAAACGGTACTCCGACCTTTCGGAGTGTATTCAGCAAGCGGAATCCGAGTACCAAGCTTTTGCACTAGGAACGGTCAACGATGGCATAGCAAACGGTGATGGTCACCTGGCCATGAAGCTACTCGGTGCGAGGTTCGGCGATGAGTACGCCACATCGAAGAAAGTCGATGTGCGTAACACGCATGTTCGGTCCTCGATCAGTGCGGATCTTCTTTCTGGACTACAGTCTGCTCGAGTTGAAACGGATGTAGTATCCGCCGTGAATCTGCTTGGAACGGAGGAGACAGATGCATCACCCGAAGAAGTCACCCAACCGTCACCCGACAATGACGATTCCGCTGAGAAAGTGGTGGGGGGGACCCCAATACCCCAGGTCCCCAATTTAAACACCCCCCCCCGTCCAAAACAATCGCACACGGGGAATTCCGACCCCCCGACAGACGCACCTTCGGACACTCGCCCAGACACCACCGATGATGCGGATAATGCGGTTACCGGGAGTACGATGAGGCGAGAGGACGAACAGTCGGACACCACGGCGGACGCTTTATGAAACTTAAACTATTGGCGGAAGCGGCAGCCGAGTTTTACGGAACCCCGGACCTTCGGAGTCGAATACAACCGGAAGCCGGGAAGACAACATCGGCGCGTCATGCGTGTTGGTGGGTGGCATGTGAGGCGTTGAGTCCGCGCTACAAGAAGTCGGATGTCGGTAGATTTTGGGGCATGGATCGAACAGCGGTTTTGTATGGGTGCAAAGTGATGAACACCCGAATAGCCGCCATACCCGCTGAGAAGAGACGTTTAATGGCGTTTGTGCGGTTTGTGAAGCAGTACATCAAATAACATGGACGAGTGAAATAATCATGAATAGAGCGATATTACTATATTCCGGTGGCATCGATTCAACGTATTTGCTGCATGAGTTATTGGCGAAAACCGTTGGTTGGCGGCAACGCAAGAACCCGGTGGACGAGGTTGCGTGTTTGTCGTTCAACTACGGGCAACCGCATTTGGACAAAGAGTTGGGTGCGGCGAAGCGGATCACGGACGGGTTGGGGGTGGAACATTTGTTCGAGAAGCTGGATTTTCCGTTCTTACGCCAAGACATGGCGGGGGGTGATCCGGTGGTACCAAACCGCAACATGATATTCATCAGTGTCGCTGGGGCGATTGCGAAGTTCCGGGGAAGCAACATGATTTTCATTGGGTGTACGCAATCGGATTACGGGGTGTTTCCTGATTGCCGTCCTTCGTTTTTACGGTCGGCGGATGAGACGTTGATGGGTGCGGTGGGAGTGAATCTGATTTCTCCGTTAGTGGGGATGAAAAAATCGGACATTGTTACGGATGGTCGGAAGAAGCACGGAATCGATTGGGCGGAGACTTGGAGTTGTTATTCCGGGGATGATGAACCGTGTGGGGAGTGTTTGGCTTGCCAGGAGAGAAACGCATGTATGGATTAAAATTAACGTACCGTTTTTGTGCGGCGCATCGGTTGGACAATCTACCGGATGGTCACAAGTGCGGGAGGATGCATGGTCACAATTACGAGGTGACGGTGATGTGCAAGCATCATGGATTGGATGAGTACGGTTTTCTGATTGACGCTGATCGGGTTGATGGGTTGGTGAGTAAAATCATTGGTCGATTGGATCACCAGGTTCTGAACGATTTGTTAGATAATCCGAGTAGCGAAATGCTGGCTGAGTGGTTTTATCGCGAGTTGCAGCATTTTGACGATTCACGTTTGTTGGAACAGATACTGTACGGGGTGGAGGTTAAAGAGACGGACAAGATTACTGCGAGTTTTGCGATTGATGTTGGCAAATAATAGTAGTCCGATATTTCATTATTGGGCGGGCAAACACCCGGAGAAGGTCGGTTGGTTGGTTGGCCCGAAAGCGATGGGGAAGACTCGCTTATGGAATTGGGTGACGTATGCGATGGACAACGATGCGTACACGGCGTGGCAGAACGGTGAGGAGTGGGATGAGGAAGCGTTTTATGGGGCGATGGACGCAGCCCGACTGGCGGCGAGAAAGCCTGAGTGGGTTGCGGTTCCCGATGTTGTGGGAGATCGGAGTGCGACGATTACGAAGTGGGGTGAGCATTATGATCGGGTACGGAGTTACGGTTGGCCGGTGGCGTTTGTGGTGCAGGACGGGATGGTACCGGGCGATGTGCCGAATGAGGCGGATGTGGTGTTTGTGGGGGGGAGTGATCAGCAAAACTGGAAGTGGCGTAACGCGCATATTTTTTGTGAGAACTTTGATCGGGTACACATTGGGCGGGTGAACGGATTGCGGAGGTTACGGTATTCGGAGCGGATAGGAGCGGAGTCGGTGGACGGCACGGGTTGGTTCCGGGAAGGCGCGGACGGGTTGAAGATGGACGGATTGAACGGGTGGTTGGACGGTTTACCGGATTTGCAGGAGGAATTAGTTTTTTAATTATGGCGAATGATACGAGACAACGATTAGGCGAACTGGAGATAGTCGAGAACACCAGTCGGAAGTTCGGCAGTGCGAACGATTACTGCGTGGTGTACGTCCAGGTCGATGGTGAGGTGGTACCGTTGATGATGACACCACGAGAGTGCGGTATGGCGTTGGAACGAGCGGCGAAAAACCCGGAGGATCTGCCTGGTTACCGGAAACGGTTCACGCAACGGTTCAGACGATGACAACATACGCCAGGTGTGGGGACGATGGCCGGTGGCGGATCTGGGTACGGTCGGCGGCGGGAGAGTCGCCTGCCGGTACTCGGTTGAACCGGGGTGGTGAGTTTCCGTATGAGACACTTTACGACCACCGAGACCACGCTGAGGCGACTTTACAGGCGGGCCGGTTGCAGGAGTACATCGATGACCGGAGTCGCGTCCTGGTGGCGAATAGGAAACGAAAAGAGCGATGGAATTGAATTTGATTAGTTTAGGTGCGGGGGTTCAGTCATCGGTCATGGCACTGATGGCAGCCCGGGGTGAGCTTGAGCCGAAGGTCGATGGGGCGATCTTCGCTGACACAGGCGCGGAACCGGATGATGTGATGGATTGGCTCGATTGGTTGGAGGACGAGTTGCCGTTCCCGGTGTATCGGGTGATGAAGAATAACGGCTTAACGAAGATGCTGGAGGATACGGTGGAGAACGGTGCGCGATGCGCGCAACCTCCATTTTACACTAAAAGCGAGACCGGTAGCCTGGGGCAGTTAAACCGTATTTGCACGGTTGAATACAAGATTGATCCGATCAAGAAAAAGACGCGGGAGTTGCTTGGGTTAAAACCGAGACAACGGGCGAAAGACGTTCACTGTACTACTTGGATTGGGATTAGTTTGGACGAAATGACGCGGATGAAAGTGAGTTTGCTTCCGTACATCACCCACCGATTCCCGCTCATCGAGAAGCGTATGAGGCGGGGGGATTGTTTGGAGTGGATGAAGCGTAACGGTTACCCGGAACCTCCCCGGTCAGCGTGTGTTTATTGTCCGTACCACTCGAACCATGAGTGGCGGAGATTGAAAGAACACGATCAGAACGGTTGGGACGAAGCGGTGAGGATTGACAAACTGGTGAGGAACGGTTGGGCGGGAGTAGATGACAAGATGTACCTCCACCGTCAGTGCAAACCGTTGGAGGAGGTGGATCTCTCTACGGATGTAGACCGGGGCCAATTGACGTTCCTCGATGAGTGCGAAGGCATGTGTGGAGTGTAATATGGATAAATTAAACAAATGTGTACGAATGGTGATGAGCACGGCGGATTATTATGACGCATACTCGGATGTTTACTTGAGTGATTACGGGCCGGTATTTCAGGCGGCGATGTTTGCGCCTGAGCCGGTGGATCATTGTCGGGTGATGATGGGGCGCGGGTTGATATCTCCGGGG